GCACGAGCCCTACGTCGGCATGGCCTACGCTGGACGATGCTTTTGATACGGGACACATGGTAGCTGACCGGGGCGATACTGTCTATCTCATGCAAGGGCACAATGAATCCCTCACGCTTGCGGATGCCGTAGACATCGATGTTGACGGTGTTACGATTGTAGGGCTTGGCTCAGGGGCATTGGCTCCCACGTTCGACTTCGATCAAGTTGCCGGCGAGTTTGTCGTTGGTGCCGACAATGTGAAGATACTCAATCTGAGGCTCAGGGCGAGTTCGCCATCCGTCTTGCTTGCAATCGATATTGAGGATGGCTCGGACTACACATCTATCATCGGCTGTGAGTTTTTGGCGGAGACTCCGAGTACGGATTTCTTTATCAATGTGATTGTCAATCGGAATGACTCCAACAACACATTGATTTCCGGCAATTCGATGGTAATGGGCACCACTAATGCTGTCTCCGCGATATTGTTTGAAGCAGATTCGGACAACTCGACCGTGAGCGACAATACGATCATGGGAGATTATTCCACTGCTGTCATCGAAGGAGACACTACGGCATCCGAGTTCCTTATCATACGAGACAACACGCTATGGAACGGCGACGTTACGGGACTCAATACCGAGCCAGTTATCGAACTGCTTACTTCATCCAGTGGTCTGATTATTAACAACTATATGTTCTGCAATGTAGCGACAGTTTCCGCTGCTGTTGTAGGGGATGCGATGTTGTTATGCGATAACTGGTACAACGAGGATGCCGGTACGAACGTAACTGGATCGCCGTGGCATGTCGGTACGTTTGGCGGGAATCTTATGAATTCCGTATCGCCCTCCGGGGACGGTTAATGGTAGAGATGGCAAAAAAGTGGATATTGCCTGTTTGTGTAGTTTTGTGCGGAGTAGCTTTGTCTAAGTCCGCATTTGACCAGGCACTGACCTTGCGCCATCTTATATGGTGTGCGGCGACGATATTCATTGTGCTGAGTAGCAAAACGGTCAAGGTAAATTACTTTGCCGTAGGGTATTTGGTATTCGTTTTGCTGTCAGGTTTATTTGCCACTAATAAGTCAGAATGGCTTTATGCTGCGTTGAGGGCAATCTTGTTTGTTGCATTTCTGTCGACGGTCAAAATAGACAAGAAATTGTTAGCGAAAACAATGATTGCCCTCGGCGTAGTGTTTTTCTGTTATTTCTGGTACGACCACTTCACATCTACGGGGCATAGGGGCCTTATGAGAATGCGGAACTTCTGGGCCGCTGCGCATTTCTTTGTGATACCGTTTTGCTTGTACGCGATATCAAAGAAGTTCTGGCGGGACATAAGTGTCATTGTCATTATTGCGATGGTTACGAATATATTTGTCGCCAACTCTCGATCTGCTATCCTGGCAATGATAGTACCTACGATTATCTTGAGTTTTTCGGCCAGAAAGAACATTGTGTCTTTCGCGAAACGGGTTACAAAGTTTCCTGCCATGCCATACGTAATTATTACAGTAACGTTCTGTACGTTTCTTTCTTATCCTATATGGATACATGCAACAAAGACGTTATCTGGCGACTTACTCAGTAGTGCAAGTCTGAGTTTAAGGATAGCGCAGTGGGTCCCTACTGTCAACATGATAAGAGATAATCCGGCTGGCGTCGGGGCTGGTAATTGGTGGATCGTATTTCCGAAATATGCAAATGGCATCGACTATCCGAGCGCATTCGAGTCAGTGACATTCAGGCATCCGCACAATGATTATTTGTGGATATGTGCTGAGTCTGGAATAGGTGCGTTGATTTGCTACATTGGGTTAGCGATGTCATGTCTTTACTATGCGTGGAAAGAGAAGGCAAGCTGGCTGTTCTTTGGATTGACCGGTTATATGGTGATTGCGTTCTTCTCTGCCTCGCATGAGAGAGCGTTTGCGTCTATCATCTTTGCCCTGTTTATTGCGATGTCGCTCAAAGGAAAAGAGGTCAATCATCGGAATATAATGATCCCCGCCCTGATCCTGGCGATGGTTGTTTTTGGGTTCAGGTATAGATCGTCATGCTGGAACAAGAAATTGAGAATAACTACTTCATGGCAGGAAGTTCTCGATTGCTGCGAAGGGTATAGTATGTTCTCGTCAATGACGCATACGGGTTTGCCTTATCACTGGTGGAGTGCCACCGCAAATCTGCATCTGGGCAAGAAAGAAATCGCTTCAGATCAGTTCCAAACAGCGTATCGATACAACCCATACAACATCCATGTCATTAACGGCTACGGTGTTAGTTTGGCATTGCAGGGCGACAAGGCGGGGGCAGAGAGACAGTTTGCGTATTCGCTTTCGATATGGCCTGATTTCGAAGATGCAAAGTTGAATTTGGCAAAGTTGGGAGAAATGCAATGAACCATGACGGACAGTGGGGCCCTGTTTCCGTAGGATTATGCGTAGTGGCCGCCGCAGGTTTTGGCGTATGGGTGCTCGGTTTTGTAACACTATTTAGATGGGTATTCTAACATGGCAAAGACATGGACATTAGACGAAATGGTTGCTCAGTGGCGGTTATACTGGACGAGATTCAACTGCCCAGATATCCGACGAAGATGCAAAGACGATCATCAACGATTATTACATCAACCACTGGCCTAACGATGCCCAGGTCGATGAGTTTGATACGTTCTTCACGCAGGCATTGTCTGCTACCGATGACGGAGTATATGACCTCAATGAAAATGTTGACAGACTCGATGACCCCGTAACCATCAATGGATCCCAAATAAGATTTTATCGAGACAGGGAGGCGTTTTTCTCCGACAACTGGCATCTTAACGGACACCATCATCATTTCCTTTCGCTGACTATCCTGCACAATACCCATTTCAGGAAGTTTGAGGACGAGCAGTTCATTACTGAACCGACATTGGTTATAGGGTCGAGCGATAGCAAGAAAGTCAAGCACAGCGATTTTGATTACAATATCAATGATTTCGCCTATTCAAAACCGTCAAGCGAGGTTGATTTGACTGGGTCGGCTGTCCCTCAGGGCAAATATGGTGCATGGTCGCTCAAAATCGACACTAACGGCGATATAACGGTCGCTGAGGCCACCGCGAACTCTACCGGATACGATACGCCACGATTGGCCTTGGAGGCACTGAGCAGTTCTGACAGCGAATCGGCTTACATGGGGTATGTAACTGTCATCAAGTCGGATGGTGCGTTCACGCCGGCGACTACGGCCCTTGACGCATCTAATGTGACGGCGACATTCACTGATGGCAGGTTTGAGGGCAGGACGACGCCTGTTTCGGCATTGCTTTACGGCCAGAAACTGTATGTGTTCCCGAAGCCGAACGACATTTATCAGCTAAAAGCCCTACAGATAGCAGAAAGGCCAACCGAATTGGGCGATTCAGATGCTCCTGCTGATGCGAAACACGGTCCGGCAATACCACTCGGCGCTGCGATATTGTTTATGAAGGGGAATGAGGAGCCGGTAGACGACGGATTAACGAGTTTGGCTGACTATTTTTTCAAGTCGATACGATCAGATAAAAACAAACGCCTCTTGGGCGGTGTAGTGCAACGACGTTTTTAAGGAATAAATTATGAAGAAACAGATTCTGATAGGTGTTTTGATTGTAGCAGTTTGCTTGATTGCAAATTACAAACATATCACCGCAGCGAGTTTTGATCAACGGAGTTTGGACAATAACCAAGGAACGCCTGTCTTTCGGATAGAGGTTCCGCAACTGACTGTAGCCAGCGGGGCGTCTGCCGCCGTGACGGACACTATAAATATGAATGGGACTGTTCGGCAAATAACGGTCGGCGTCAGCAACAACACGGGCAATAGGACTGCTATCGTTTCGTTGGTATCCGATGAGGGATCTGTCTTGTTCACGACAGAGGCTATTGCGGAGAACACGACCGCCGCACCCGTTGCGCAGGCATTCTTTACGGCGTCCGCAACAGATTTGCCATTAGCTGTCCTGGCTACCGGAACAGTTACGATTAAGGCAACTCCGTCTGGCGATCCGGGCAGTGGCGGCATGACGATAGATGTGACTTTATTCGGAGATTGACAATGAATAAGCACCCGGCAAAATCAGTGACTATATGGTCGCAGATTATCATTATCGTTTGCGTCGTATTCCTTGCGGCAGCGCCAAAGCCACTCACTGAGGGATTCACAACGGACGAGCTTTGCAACTGGGCCCTCGCTATGGGACGTGGGCAGAAAGTTCAATTCCTGTGCATGATTATCGTGAGCCTTAACCTAATCGGTATTTGGGGAAGACTGAGGGTGAAGAAATGAGCCAGAGAATGAAAAACTGGGCAGTTCCCTTAACTGTAATACTCGTCGCGTGGGTTCCATTCTTCATGGGGGCATTCGACAAGGATAAACCTGCCGCGAGTACTTCTTTGCGATCGTCGAATCCCGAGATCCTTGCAAACTGGACGGCATTGCAAGCTGCTATTAACCTTGACCATGAATTTTCGGGAACTTCTGCCGGCACGCAAACGGGCAAACATGAAGTCCTGACAATGCAGGAAGAATCCAGCGCCGGTGCGTCGAGTACGAATGAGGGTCATTTCCAGATAATAGATGGCGGATCACAACCGGAACTTGCATTTACCTCCGAAGATGGCGACGAATTACAGTTTACAAAAGACGGTGATTTGTATTCGAGTGACAATCTTCAAGTTGTGGGGACGAGCACATTCACCGGGGCCGTTACAGCCAATGCGGGAATAACGCTTGGGGCCGGTGATGACCTGATAGGTTCGGCCACCTCGGATATCACGTTCAATACGAATAAGTTCACTGTTGCGGGGGCAACTGGGAATACTTTGGTTGGTGGCACGCTTGATGTTGTTGGGAATATCGACCCTACCACTTATGAAACTACGAGGGGCGGGTTCCTTGACGAAGATGATCTGGCATCCGATGCCGCCAACAAAGTGGCAAGTCAGCAAAGTATTAAGGCTTACGCGGATTCTCTCGGTGGGTCGGGGCAAGGATTCGTAAAGGCATTTATACAATTTAATTCCTCAGGAACGGCGCAAGGGACACCATTTAATGCCTCTTCTTCGCGTAATAGTGCCGGACTATATACTGTAACATGGGGTACTGATTTCGCTGATGGCAATTACGTTGTAATAGTAACAGGATTAAATACAGGAGCAGTTATTGGAGTAGCAAACACTCTCGCTGTTGGGTCCTGCAAGATCGAGACATTTAATTCGGGCGGAACCAATACAGATTCGGCGGCGATGGTAATTGCGATAGGAACACAATAGTGCCATTCCAACCTTTCTTCATAGCTGATTTAGTATCGGGCAAGATAACAAAGCGAGACGCTTGGCTCTTGCCACAGGACGGATTCCCCGAACTCGACAACTGCCACTTGAAACGCGGCGTACTTGAGAAGCGGCGGGGCAGATCCAAACTCGGTCAGATAGTGAAGATTGACACGGCAACGCTGAATCCTACATTGCAGACGAATCCGGTTATGGGAGTAGCCAATCATATCTCCGGGAGTACGCAAGAGTTAATCATCTTCGATAAAGAACGGATGAACACCTTTGTCGATAGCAAGGTGTCGGGTGTTATTTTGTTGTCGGTAGCTACTCAAGGTGGTTCGCCGAATGTTGTGAGATTCGCAGTTGCTTCGGGACATGGAATATCTGCCGACGACATCCATACAGTTAGCAACTGGCCTGCATATAACGGGACATATCGTATTGAAGCGACGGGGGCTACGACGATAGATATTGAACATGCCTTTGTAGATGAAGCCGCTCCTGCTACAGCGCAAACCAACGAAGAACAATTCACCGACGCGACTAAGCAAAGAGTGAGGTTTGATTTCACGTCGCAATCAGGCTTCACTCCGTCCAACGGAACGGTAATTGAGCAGGACACGAGCGGGGCTACTGGCACGGTCGATGTGGTTACAGTTGATTACGGTTCTTTTGGTGGCACGGATGCGGTGGGTACAATTCTCTTCCAGAGAGGGACTGTAACGGGCACATTCGATGCCTCTAATCAACTTTTCGAGAACGGGACACCGGCTAATATAGTGGGTAATGCAACGTCTGCCCAAAGTAACTGGACGGGTGATAATACGAATTTCATGTGGGTCGCCAACTGGACCTTGGGCGGGGCGCCGAGAACCTATATCACGAACAACAATGACCCGATCGAGATATTCGACGGCACGAATCTAACCCAGCTTTTTATTGACATAGGTGTCGACGGAGACAGGGCCGGGGAGAACGATGTAGACTTTGCGTTACTCATATTCATCGTAAAAGAGCGGATTGTCATATTCAGAACGCAGGAGAATGGGACCGCCTTCGATCAGCGGGCAAGGTGGTCTGGCATTAAAGAACCTCAATCATGGCCTACCGCTAACTTCAAAGATGCTCCTACGCAGGATGCTATTATTACAGGTGGTTTTATAGGCGACGACCTTTATATCTGGTGCGAGAAAAGTGTGTGGCGATTCAACTGGACCGGCGATTCCGTTGACCCGTTTGACTGGGAACGAGTATCGGATGAAGACGGTGCTATTGCCCAAATGTCTGTGACTATCCGAAACAACATTCAGCGGGCGATAGGGCCGACGAAAATCCTTGCGAATAACGGCGACGAGGTAGGCCCAGTTGACGATAAGATACCCGATGTAGTTTTGGACTGGAACCCGGACTCTGCGGCGTTCAGCGTAAGCGCCGACGCCGACGAGGAGCGGCAGATATACTATGCTTATGCCCGACCCGAGACAACGGCGAACGTGGATGGCAACAAGTACTCTGATCGTGCCTTAATCTTGAACTATGAGGATAACAACTGGGCTGTCTACAGGCATGAGATTCATTCTATGGGATTCTCGTCGTTGGAGTCGGACGTAACATGGGATCTGGACGACGCATGGGAAGATATTGATTTCGCATGGAATACCGCAAGTTCGGTCTCCGGCTTCCCGTTTACGATTATCGGCGATCATGCAGGGGTGGTTTTCCAGCTTAATACGGGTGGAAGCGATGATGGTTCGGCTATTGAGTTCAATGCAAAAACAGCAAGGTTCAATCCGTACAATAAACAGGGGCGGAAAGCGAAGTTGCAGAAAGTAGATTTCCTTTGCGATGTTGACCCGGACGTTAGCTTTGATGTTGAGTTCTTCCTGAACACAGATTCAACGAAATACAGTACGACGACTATCACCACGACGGCAAAGGGCGGGTCCGATGACAAGGCGTGGCATTCTGCATATTCCGGCGCTGTAGGCGATTTGCATAGCCTTAATCTGACCAACAACGCATCGGGCAACAGGCCGAGAATCCATGCCATGCGGTTCTGGCTCAAACCTGCCGGGAGGATCAAATGAGCATAGACAAAATGCCTGTGTTCAAGAAGTTCCCGGCAAAGAAGGAGCAAAGCCGTCTCGTGATGTGGATAGAAAATAAAATCTACAAGATAATATCTCGGCGGATAAATTGGATTCTTGACCGGGTTTTAAGTGGCGGTATTGAAATCATTGTTGAGGGCAACGAACCCGGCGATGATGGCAATTGGCGGATAATTATAATCAGTGGTGATTTGAAATTTCAGAAAAGGGTAAGTAGCGCATGGGCAGATGCACATACTATATCGGGCTCTTGATAGTACTGGCCGAGACTTGTTTCGGCACACTTGGCGATATTACTTTTCCGTCGAACGGGAACAAGATTATATGGCCGGACGGGTTCATGGTACTCGGCGACAACATCGTCAACTATGGTTTCGATGAATTCAATTTAGGCACTGGTGGTAGCAATGGCTCACTGAATGTCATAATGGAAACAGATGACGTCCGTTTTGTAGTCACAGACGGAGGCAAGTTTATTTTCGATGTTGATGATGATGAATTGATATGGGATGCACGCGACTTGTCGCCGGGATCACCAGGGAGCGCACTCGGCGGAAATCAATCGTGGTTCTTTTTGAATCTTGAGGATAGCGGGTCAATAAACTGGCCCGGCATATCTCGGAATATAACGTCAGCAGGAAATATGTCTGGCTCATGGTCTATGTCTGGGAATCTTGAAATCGGTGGAATAGTTACGGCAGCTAATTTTGAAGGGGCCAATTCCCTTAAATTGCTGGGTAGTAGTGCAACGGAATTCCTTGTTGTCGCCCAATATAATAATCTTACTCAACAGGGCGGGGCGAATAAGTTTGAACTCCGTTTGAGTTCTACGTTTACGGGCGGTAGTGATACCGATTACGAGTTAGAGATAGACGGGACTTCGCCTGATACGTTTAAGTGGCGAAAGGATACGGGTGGCGGATTCGGTGCGTACACTACTACCGTTGCAGTACCGTTGTTTTTCACAACATTGGACGAAGGAATCAAAATATCTTTCCTCGATTCCGGCTCCGATGTATTCGTGATCGGCGACGCCTACTCTTTCACCGCCGCAGCCAACCCCACAGTGATATTTAACGTCGACACGCAGACGCCGCTGGTAACTATTGACCAGTTGAGCGTAACGGGAGCGACAGGGCTCAACGGTACGCTCGATATGAACAGCAATAGCATAATTGGGGTTGCTAATATCACCGTTGACGACAATGCCAATATCTCCTTGCCGGGTGGGCCGGAAATTGACTTCAGTACCGCAGGCGATGGCCTTCTCACTTTAAGAGGTGATGCAGTGCTTGTCGAGGAAGACCTTGAGGTTACTCACAATCTCACCGTCGACACCGATGTTTTTGAAGTGAACGCCTCGACGGACGTAGTTGGCGTCAATGGTATAACGAACCTTGGAGACGGCGGTACGACGGATTACACACGACTTTCTGCGGCAGGCAGCCATACAATGCACGGCATGGCGCGGGTGACGAAGCACGTGCAAGGTATCGTAATTAGTGGCCGTGGTGCGTCCGCTCCTACTGCACGCACAACAGAAGCCCCGTTCCTGTCGTGGACCTTCGCTGTAAACGACGATTCGCACATGACCTTAGAAGTCCCAAAAGACATGGATATTACCGAAACGGCTCAAATAATAGCACATTGGTACACGACGGACGCCACGGCAGACGGAGTTGATTCCGTGAATTGGCAGTCAATGTGGAACAGTCGGGCAGTGGGCGAGACCGTAAACGCAGGGGCAACCACTGACACGAGCGGCGATGTGTTTTGTGGGGCTCAATTTGCAATAGTAGAAACAGAAATAGAGACTATCCCCGCGAACAGCATTACTCAGGATGACCATCTTGGATTAGATATAACAAGGATCGCATTGACTGCCGGGACTAATCCATCGCCGTCGGCAACCAGTATTCACCTGATAAGCGTGGAAATAGAATATGTCGCGAATAAACTTGGAAAGTCAGTAGAGATAAATTTGTTGTTGCTTGAAGACGACACATTTTTCCTGTTAGAGGATGACACCTTTATGATATTGGAGATATAATGAGAAAACTCTTACTGGTGATGTTGATGTGTGTTTCGGTCTGCATGGCCGATACAAAAACTACGGATTTGGCTGAGACTACGGACGTCCAGGATGCAGACATACTCTACATCGTTGACGGCGGTGCAAGTAAGAAGATCACGGTCATTAATCTATTCGATACAATAGACACGTCGCTGAAACTCTTGACTATACTGACCAATGAAACCGGGACAGGCTTTTCAGTGTTTGCGACATCGCCTACGTTTACGACATCAATCCTTGCGGCGGCTCAGGCTGATATAGGGTCTACCGCTGCGGAGTTCGGCGATATCTTCATTGGCGACGGCAAGACATTTAATTTCGGCGATGACCAAGACGTTACGTTTACGCATGTAGCCGACACAGGTGTATTGTTTACCGGGACAACTGACAACCAATTCCAGTTCGGGGATAGTGGAACATATATCCACCAGAGCACAGACGGAACCCTCAGCCTTGTCGCTGATACCATCGCGGATATTACTGCCCCGAATATAAAACTCGCGTTTGATGCGGCGGCATACCTTAATATCGCCACCGCCGACGGCGGAGTTACTACGATCAGTCAGGTTTCCGATGGAACCGACGAAATCATAATCGGCGATGGTGGCGATCTCATCTCCGTTGCTTCCGGTAATTGGGATGTCAGTAATGCAGGGGTGTTTAGCGGGCTGACCGGTATTACATCGACAGGCGATATTGATTTCGGCGGCGCCGACCTCGAACTTCCGCAGGGGCAAACACCGGACACCGATGGCGATGTTGACCTTGACTTCACCGACGGAACAATGGTGATCCAGCACGGGTCCGCACATGCTGAATTGGCTGGCTCGACCGATGTCGTTTTCGGCAAGCTCATCAAGTCGTTTTCAGCGACCATATTCGCCCCCGATGGTGTTAATGATGTTGCCCCGGTCAAGCCAATCGTATCAGGTGAGTTCCCGCACGGCATCGTTGTTACGGAAGTTCACATGGTTGTCGGGACCGACACCAACTACACCATAGACGTTGAGAACTGGGATGACTTCGATACGATCAATGGCGGAAACCCGTCTATCAATTCAACTGCCTACACGGCTGGCAACGATGGCGAGGTAACAGATTCAGCTATAACCTTCGCAACCATCGCGGCGGGCCAGATCATTATGATCGATATCCCGGCGACTGATATCGACTGGGTTTCGATAACGATTTATTACTATGAACCGATTTCGTAAGGAGTAAGACATGGCAACGTGGAAAATAAAAACGGTAGTCGTCAATCCTGAAACCGACTTGCGGAAAATTACTGCGGTTAGCGATACCAATGGCGTTACGCAATCATTTTCCGCCAAGGGTGTTATGAAGACGCCTGAAGACAGGAAGAAAATCGAAGATAATATCTGGGCTCAGTATGTAGCCGCACAACCCAAGGAAGCTGATTCGGTGGCTACCGCCCTGAAAAGCGGACTCGAAGGGAGGACTGTCTAATGAAGATGTTAGCGAAGTTCTGGCGTTTGAGAATGATAAATGAGACTGGCCAGACTATGACGTTTGCCAATGCGGCTCGTATCGCTATACGGATAATGGGCTGGAAGATATCGTCTGGCAACTTGACTTATGGCACTGTCATTACCGAAAACTTAGGCTTTGGCTCAGGCACTATTGCAGACGACGGCGAAGTTGAAGGTACAGTCGTTGACAATGGTACGGATGTGTTCTGGGGCATGAACGGTACGTTCTTGGTACTACATGATGTTGACGCTGCTGTAGGGTCGTGTACCTTGTATCTTGAGTACTCTGACGAGGACGGCAACTGGCCAAGCGATAGTACCGACTTTGTTATTACCGACTTGATTGCGATTGCCGTTCTGGAAATAGACAACTCTGCCGTTGACAAAAGCCGTAGTGTAAATTTCGAGATATAACATGATACTTCTACCAAAACCTGCTGTTGGGAATCCTCTGGCTACAGGCGAC